TTTCAAAATACCATTATTTTTTTTGGTTTTTCTTTTTTTAACTGATATATTTTTAGAGGAGTTTGTTATATTTTTTTTTGTTAATTTTGATTTTTTAATATCTTTTTTATTTTGTCCAGGAATATATTTAAAAAAATAAAGATTATATTCTTTTGAATCTGGCATATTTTTCAATTCCTTATATTTCATTGCTTTTTCCGCACGCATTTCTTGAAGAGTTTCTTGATTACCATAACATTGAATAGTAAAACGACGTAGAAGCCCTTTTTGTTCTAATCTATTTTTTTGTTGAACTTCAAATAATAAATCAGCCATACATAAAATACGATCACAACCACCATAACAATTACTATCAGTATATAAAAATGCTAAATAAAAACTTAATATTGTATCAATAGTAGCAATACGGATTTTTTTTCCATCCATATGAATAATATTATAACTATAACACGCTTTTGTTTGATATATAAATGCAATAGTTTCTTTATCAACTATAATTTCATAATGTTCCGTCAACCATTCACCCGGTGCTGGATGTTTAACTATTTTAACATTTTTAATTCCCATATATTGTAATTTTTCTTTTACAATTGATGCACACGCTTTTGCATCTATTGCTAGGACATCAAAGTCAGGAACTTTTTCTAGTTTTCGTCGTAGTTTTGAAGGCATATATTTTGAATAATGTCCTATAGCAAATCCACCAAAGAAAACAACTCCTTGATTTATAAATGAATCTCTAACATATTTATAAATATTTTCTTCATCTAAAATATCATCTTCAATATCACGTTGATAATCTATTTTATCACAATTTTTACCTTTTAACGGATAATTCTTATTTAAAAGAATAAGACGTTTTACTATTTTTTCCCATCTGGATACATCACCCGCAGGACGAGATAATTCTAGATACATCGCCATTCGCAAAAAATTTGGCGGGCAATATCTTATACCATCACGAATAATTGCATCTTTATAAATATTATTAAAAAATTCATCTGAAAGCATAGTAATATCAGCAACAGGAATAAAATTAACATATACTTTATATGTACCTTTATGCGTTCCACTCTTTGCTTCTACCTCAGTAAACCCTTTTTTATAATATAAATTAGCTAATTTAATTGCGTGTTTTACTGGAGTAGTAGAAAAAAAATCATAATCAGGAATTTCAATAGATTTATCATAAAATTGGTCCTGAACTGGTAATATGTTATTTATTGCGGTTCCTCCATAACATATGGTTTTGCTAGAACGCAGAAAATTTTCTACAATGTCAATAATTTTTCTTATTTCTGGACTTTCTACAACACGTTTGCCTTCTTTTTTTTCTGCTAAATCAACCGCTTTTCTTACTAATTCTAATTCTTTTTCTTGTAGCGTAGTCATTAAATATATATTATAATGTGAAAAATATTATAATATATAAGTATTTCTATTATATTGTAAATGAATAATAATCAGACTTAATAGGTCGTTCCTTATAGGAATATTTTTCTGGTGGCGGTGGAGGTATATTTATTTCAACTGGAATATATCTTAATGGCGCAGGTTTTAAAACAAATGCAGAACCAGCATTATCAAAGAATTCATCATAATATTCCATTTTTGTATCAAAATTTTGAAAACACATTGCTACCATTTGATAACCATATTTCATAGCAAGAGAAGAAGACGGATTTTTCGAATTAATTTCTAAATCTGGTAAGCAAATAGTCATATTTTTTTTATTAAATTCAATTATTTCTTGCATATCAGGTGCATATACAGTTCCTTGTGAATATCTTACTGCTCTCATAAAAATAGAATTACTAGCAATATTTACATATTCGTCTAATGGTGTATCTTCAAATAATTGATTACTTTTATCTACTACTAAAATAACTTTTCCCATGAGATTTTTAATTGGTTCTAATCCAATATTTTTTCCATGATTTTCATAACTATAAAGACTACCTAATAATCGACGTTCTAATGTATTATATAAATCATTAGCCATAGTAGTATATATTGGTTTGTTATTACTCATAATACGAAGATGAATAATAAGTGGATCACCAGGATTAGGACACGTGCTACCAGCAAAAGCAAAATCTCTAATAGTTTCCATGACAACTATAAATGGAATACTATTATATGTTTGTTTAATTGTGTAATTATTAACAGACGAAGTAGCAATAACAGGTTTATCATTAACAGAATATACTTCAAAATCTAAACATCTTGCACCTTGACGAATACAGTTTTTTAAAGCACAAATATTGACAAAATCATTTTTAAAATTTCCAGCACAACAAGCATTATATGCTGTTTTAATGTAATAATCACGTAAATTATGGCTAAATTGTTCTGTATTTGGATTAATAGTTCTAATTAGAGGAAAATCTTTATATAATTTATCCATATTTGTACAATTTGCATTATTCAATCTAAGTTTTGAATATATCCATACTACTACCATAAATATAAGAGTAGCACCAATAATTGTAATAATTATATTAACTAATTTTGCATCATATTGAGCATTTCTTAAATTAAAAGATACAGTCATATTCTTTGACATAAGATACTTATAATAAGTTATTATTTTTTATTTTAATATAGTAAAAAAAGTTAAATAATATAATTCGTATTATATATTATAATGCCAGGAGGACTTTTAAATCTTGTAGCATATGGAAATCAAAATGTAATACTTAATGGAAATCCTTCAAAAACATTTTTTAAGTGTGTTTATTCAAAATATACTAATTTTGGATTACAAAAATTTAGAATAGATTTTGAAGGTCAGCGAACATTAAGAATGAATGAATCTTCTCATTTTATATTTAATATTCCACGATATGCAGAGTTATTAATGGATACATATTTAGTTATTACATTACCTACAATATGGAGTCCAATTATTCCTCCAGAATGTCCAACAGAAGGAGTACCAGTAGGACCAATAAATGAATGGCGTCCATATGAATTCAAATGGATTAAAAATTTAGGAACTCAAATGATAGAAAGAGTAAGATTTACTGTAGGTGGACAAGTTATACAAGAATATACTGGACAATATTTATATAATTTAGTAGAGAGAGATTTTGATAAAGTGAAAAAAGAATTATATTATAAAATGACTGGTAATGTTGTAGAATTAAATGATCCAGCGAATGCATATGGTCGTATAAATGTTTATCCAAGTGCATATCCAACTAATACAGCGAATTATAGTATATTAGGTCCAGAACCATCTATTCGAGCAAGAGAATTATATATTCCATTAAATATTTGGTTTACTTTAGCGGCTAAGATGTCATTTCCTTTAGTATCACTTCAATATGCAGAATTGAAAATAGAAATAGATATACGACCAGTAAGGGAGTTATTTGTAGTACGTGATGTAGAAGGTCAAGGTGGATTTTATCAACAACCAAATTTTAATGATCCAAATTATGAATTTTATAGATTTTTACAACCACCGCCAGATTTATCATTAAATACAGCAAGTTATGTAGATAAAAGAACGAATTGGGCGGCAGACGTACATTTATTAAGTACATATGCATTTTTAACAGATGATGAAATAAGAATTTTTTCTGCAAATGAGCAAAAATACTTGATTAAAGAAGCATATCATACAGATTTTTTTAATGTAACTGGTTCAAGACGTGTTAAATTGGAAAGTTTAGGTATGATTTCAAATTGGATGTGGTTTTTTCAAAGAAGTGATGTAAATTTACGAAATGAATGGTCTAACTATAGTAATTGGGCATATGATAATATTCTACCGTCAAATGTAGTTAGTCCAGCTGGTTTAGGGCAAACTATAACATGTGATGGTACCGAATATGATCCAAGTGAAAATCCTCCGAATCCGAGTGAGTCATCCTTTACTGACATTATGATAACAGGAGATTATTCTGTTGATAATCAAAAAGATATTATGCAAACTTGGGCTTTACTACTTGATGGAAAATATAGAGAAAATACATTAAATGCAGGGGTATTAGATTATGTAGAAAAATATACACGTACATCTGGTAATGGACCAGATGGATTATATTGTTATAATTTTTGCTTACATACAAATCCACGAGATTTTCAACCAAGTGGTGCTATAAACTTAAGTAAGTTTAAAAATATTCA